GGGAGCTTTATTTAGTGTTCCCAACAACAAGAAAATGATACATGTTTGCATCAGGTTGCTAAGATGGAAGGAGCATCTTTCTGATTATCTGTCGGTTAACTGGAATGAGTGCAAAAGTTCCATAGGAACCATTGATCTGATAGAGTATAATTCAGAATGGTATTGCAGGAGAAAATCAGTAAAGCCCACAATGAGATGGGTAACTGCATGTTTAGAAACCAACATTGTGGAAAAATTTGTGGATAGGTATAGAATTTTTTACAATGGCCTGACATCAGCACTGGAAGGAGGTGCAAGCACATTTGAATGCTCAATAATACAACTGTGCCAAGCATGGATGCATTACAAACTGTTAGGACTGGAAACACATGCTCTGGCTGGAAGGGCAACTGAGTTAATTTCAAAAACACCTAGTCCTTCTACTGGTTATTTTCCTTTAGACATGGACATTTGCTGTGGCTTGACAGGGTTTGACTTCACACTGTATGTCTTAGCCAAAAAAACAAAATATCTAAACTTTATGCAAAGTTTTACAGATTCTTATGCAGAAGGTATATTGGATTACACAGGTAGAAGGGATAGGGGTTATTCTAAAGGACTATCAGATGTTAAAATTAAATTTGGTAAAATGCATCTGTGGCAGAAACTTGTCGAGTCTATAGGTCTTGGCAATCTTGAGAATGCTATTGCTGCGGCAGATGATAATCCTAGATTGATATTTGGGAAAAACCATACCTGGGAAGAAGAAAAAACTTCCATTTTACTGAAAGTGTTTTCTTCAGGAGTTAAAGCTTCCATGTCAAATTACCAACCCACCATAAGAATGATGGTAGCATCTGCATATCTTTTGGATGCTAAATGTGTGACCATGTTTACACAAGACACAAACTCAACTGAGGATTCTGTAGCAACAAAAGAATCACTACTAAAGGTTCTGATTCATCAACACTCACAAGGAGTTGATAGGAAAGAACCCTTATTCAATCTAACTGATCTTTTCCCTCTTCACCAAGAATATGAAAGAATATATGTTCCGCTAGAAGAACTTAATAAGAATAAATTTCATACTTACAGTGATCTTAAAAGAAGAAACAAGACCAAGCTAGAAATTTTTTCTAGCTTCAACAATGATGAGTACACACTACTTGACATGGCAAAAAGACAGTGGTTTCAGATGGACACAGTAAGACTTTCAACAAGTGTATTCAATATGCTTTGGAAAGAGCTCAAAGTGAAATACCCATTCATAGAGGATGATTTTGAGAAAACTAAAATGAAAACAGGATTGAATGCAGTTGAATTAAAGGATTTCCTTGAAACTGTACATGGGAAGGCTAGACATATTAAGTTGCATGATACTTCTGCCAAAGGGAGTTCAGTTGTCTCAGCTGTTACAAGAATATTCTGGCCCAACATAAAACTGAGATCACCAGGTAGTGATAAACAATATATGAAAGATATTTCTCTGAGATCTGAGCTGTTCTCCCTGCTGACCTTCCCTATGAACAGAATACTTAAAAATACAAGTGTTCGGAAATTGATTCAAGACACTCCTGCTCTGGAGAGCAGCATGTCTGGGCTTCCAGAACATCTTCAAAGACTAAAAATTTTTAGAAATCACCTTGAATTAGCCTCTCCTGAAAAGGTATTGTTGGATATATACTCTCAGAAGCTTGGAACTATTGGATTTTATTCAATTCGTCAAAAACAATATGGGGAAGGTAAATGTCAGTGGAAAGGAATTATCGGTGGAGTTGCTACAGAACTCAACATTTTCGATAGTGAATTGGTATTGATCAGACTTCGGAGTCTTGTAGAACCTAAAGTTCTAGGACAAGGTCTAATAAGAATAATAAAAGAACTCAAATTAAAACTGCCTCAGTACCCAAAGATTCAGAACCAAGGCTACTTCCTAACAAGCAGTGGCAATCTTATCCAAAGCAAT